CAGTAGAGGGTATTAAATATGTGATTGAATCGGGTTTAGAATACACAGCTTCATATGAACCTACTATGAGAGTAAGTAGATTATTGGAAAGTAATATAGCACAAAGTGCTGTAAAACAACGCAAAGGTCGTGTAGGTAGAACATCTCCAGGGTTATGTATTCATCTTTATAGTGAAAATGATTTTGAAAGATTTGAAGAATTTCCAACTCCATCAATAGAAAAACAAGATATTACAATGAATATATTAGATTTATTAAAAATGTCAGATATTAATACAATAAAACAACTAAGATTATTTTTAGATGAATTTATTTCACCTCCTCACGAAAAATTTATAATAAATGCTTTAAATACTCTTTATGCTTTAGGAGCAATTACAGATATTAATAATGAAGGTAAAATAACATCAATGGGTTTAGCTTTATCTAAATTTAGGTCATTAGACCCAAATTTTGCGAGGTCATTAATAGCATCTCATTTTTATGGTTGTTCTCGTTCGGTTTGTGATATTATTGCGTTATCAATAACTGCTGAAGGTAGAATAGATAGTATTTTAAGTAAATTTTATCCAGATAAAAAGAAATCAAAAGAATGGAATAATAAAGAATTAGCCAAACATAAGAAAATAATGAAGTCATTTGAGCATCATTATGGTGATTATATGTCAATATTAAAAGCTTATAAAATGTATTTAGCAGTTGCTGTAAAAATAAAAGATGATAAAATAAAAGAAGATAAAGCACAACAAAATAAAATAAATAACATTATAACAGAATCTCAAATAAATAGTAAAATAGGAGAAATTAATCCCAATATTGAATTTACAATAGATGATGATGATGAAAATGAATATGATGTTAAGAGTAGTCCATCATTGAATAAATGGTGTAAAGAACATTATATTAATCCAAGAAAAATGACAAAAGTTCGTAAATTAAGTGGAGAATTATATAGAACTTTACAATCTACATTAAATCCTTATCAATCTAAGAAACCTTATAAAGAATTATCAAAAGCAGACAAACAGCGTTTAAGTATAATAGAGGTGAATGAAGTTTTAGATTCTGTTGAACCTATTCCTGAATCAAAAACAAATATTGATTCATCATCATCATCATTATCATCATCATCAATAATTGAAAAAGAAATAAAAGAACAAGAAGGGGGATTTATTCGTCAAATGTATAAAGAGGAAGAATTACAAAAATTAGAGCCTAATGTAAAACGTTTTGATACGGAAGATGATAATATAATGATGTCATTAGGTATAGGTAATTTTATAAATTTAGCAAAATTAAAGAAAGGTACTAAAGATATATATGAATCTTGTTTTGCTGAAAAGAAAAAATTATCAAAAATTAATGACGATTCATTTATAAAAGTTAATCCACAAATAATTATGTATCATCAATTATTTATGACTAATGAAAATAATAAATTTTTAAAATTAAATATGGTAAATAAAATACCAAACAATGTTTGGGAAAAAATAAAAAAAGATTATGGTAAATTTATAAAATATTGTTTGTAAAAATTAAGTAATAATTATATATATAATATTAGTTTTAATTTTTTTTTAATTTATTTTTAATTTATTTTAATTTAAGTTACAATTTGTTCTTTTTTAATAAAGAAGAGTCTTGGTTTTTTTGAAATTTTTCTAAATTCATTATTTAAAATAGCAATTTGTTTATTATCATCTTCATTATCAATACCTTTTACATATTCAATATTAGTTTTCAATACTTCTAAAATTTTATCGTGTGCTGACATTAAGTGAATAAGTTTACGGGCTCCTGTAATAATAATGCTACCAGGTCTAAACACAGATATTGTAATTTTGGTACATATAGAATGTTTTTCACGTGTAGAACAATGAATAGGACAATTACAGATACCTTGTATATCATTATTATCATTGTAATAATATTTTGTTAAAACACCAGGATAGTCATCTGGTTCATATGTATTAAATAATCCTTCCCGTTTCAATATTTTAGAGATTCTTTTTAAATCTATATTATGATTAATTGATAAATCGCTATTAATTAAAACAGTTTGTGTTTCTGTAATATTATAATTATGTGGTTCGGTAATAATAGTATTATTTAATTCTAATTTTTCAAGAGGAATAGTTATTATATTATTTTCTACTTTCCCTTCTTCTACTTTCCCTTCTTCAATTTTCCCTTCTTCTACTTTCCCTTCTTCAATTTTCCCTTCTTCTATTAAATAGTTTTTAACAAAATTACAAATAGATATATCAATAGTTCGAATATTAACAAGTCTATTAATTTTTTTCTCTAATAAATTTATGTATTGTTTATTAAATTTAAAAATTTCATTTTTAAGATTGCTTATTGTTTGTTCATCATCATTGTATAAATTTTTATGAATATTACCTAATATTTTATCTAATGGTGTAAATTTAAAATCAGTATATTTTTTTATAATACCTTCAATGTTTTTTTTTATATCTATTAAAGTATAACTATTAATTAATGCTTGTTCTAATTCAAATGTAAAATAATATTTAATATGTTCTATTTTTGTAATAATAGTTTTAATAGTATTATCATCATACCATTCATTTTCTTTCAGGAATGATGTATGTTTACTTTCAATAGTATCATTATAAGAATCATGTATTTCTTTTACATAATTTTTTCTATTAAAATTAACAGTTTTATCTTTTATATTAAAATTATCTAAACATTTAGCATTATAGATTATATCTGTATCAAATTCATAAGGTATTAAAAATCTATCATAATATTTTCTGTAATAAAATACATTATTTGTATGTTTATCATATATTAATTGAAAATCATTTTTATTACCATTATTACTATCACTATCACTATCACTATCACTATTACTATTACTATTACTATCACTATTACTATTACTATCACTATTATTAATAATATTTTCAATTGATGTTTTAACTGTTATAGTAATATTATTAATAATATTAATTAATAGTTGTGCTATTTCTTTTGCTTCATTTTCATATTTTAAGCCTGTCATTTGTAATTTACCATTTGCAAAAAATTTAACATTTACACATCTAAAACCCCAATATTTAAATTTAATAGTAGCTTGGTTATTAAATTCATCTTTAATTTTATCAATTAATGTTTCACCACGAGCACAATTACCATAAAATTCTAAATTATAAATACCTCCACTTTTATCATCAAGAACTTTTGAATATTGGTCATGAATAGGTATAAATCTACTAATTAAACCGAGATTTAATTTTGAATTTAAATTAGTTAAAACAGTACAAGTAGAAATAGATACAGGTGAAACTTTAAATTCAATAGCTTCTTCTTTATCTTTTTTATCTTTTTTATCTTTTTTATCTTTTTTATCTTTTTTATCTTTTTTATCTTTGTGTTTTTTATCTTTTTTATCTTTTTTATCTTTGTGTTTTTTATCTTGTTTATCTTTATGTTTTTTATCTTTTTTTTCTTTAGAAATAAGTTTATGACTATACTCATCACTATTTATAATATCCATTTTTAAACTAATATGTCACAATTGTAATTTGTTCTTTAAGTATTATTTTAATTACAATTATATTTATAATTTAAAAGTTTATCTTTAAATTAATCAATTTTATAATATATTAAAATGATGTATTAATTAACATAAAAAATTGAAAAAAATATAGTAAACTATTAAATTATACTTTAAAATTAATTAATATTTATAGTTATTTTCTATTTAAATATGACTTCTTCAAATATAGATATGTTATCAAAACAAATGAATAAATTAGAAAATTATGTAACTAAATATATATATAAAAAATATATAGAAATAGATACATCATCATCTACTAATAATATAAATACAACAGATACGCCAGATACAACAGATGATGAACTCGAAGAAGACTTAACTTATATTTATAGTAAAAAACCTAAAAACTTAATTGACTATAAAGTATATAAAGATAGAGTATTTGGAAAAGACAGAAAAGGTATTATTAAACAAGAAGACCAATTAAAAGATGATTTAAAAAAAAATGAAACAAGCTGATATTGCTTATAATAAAAAACCTTTATTATTTAAAAAGTGTAAAACTAATAGTTATCCAGATAGTAAAAGATGTACTTATATAAGAAATTATAAAAATAAATTAATTAGATGTAAAAATAATATTATTAATGATAATGAAGATATATGTTTTAAACACGAAGATAGTCCTAATATTTATTGGGATAGTTATATTGAACTATTAGAAAAACTAAATAAAACTAAATAGAAATTAAATAAAAATAAACTAAATCTTATAATTTAATTTCTATATAGTTTTTATGTTTTTATAGTTTTATAAAATTTACTAATTGTTTTTATTTTTTTATAGTTTTATAAAATTTACTAATTGTTTTTTGGTCTGATTTAAATATAAGAGCAGTTTTAGGATTACTATTTTTATTAAGTATATATCTGGCGTTAAGTGCTTTTATAATATAATTATATGTAGCCATTTCTCCTTTAATTGGTAAAAAATGAGTTATGAGTTTATGTAATGATAAAATACGTTCGCTTTTAGGTTTATTAGCAACATCAAAATAGCCATATTCGCTTAATAAATGGTCGTCTTTATCAAGAATAATAATACTTCTTTTGCTTTTTTGTTTTTCTGTTCTTGTAGGAATATTTTTATTACCTCTTTTCTTTATACATCCAGGAGCAACAACTGCGTGTCTATAATGTAATCCTTTATATTTACCTTGTCTTCTATTATAAGATTTACGTGTATACCCTCGTCTTAATGTTTCTCCTTCTTTACAACGTTCTCTTATTGGAATACTATATTTTTTACTATATTTAATAGCTTTTAAAGAACGTTTTTTTGAATTTGCTATCATTTTTAATTTTTTATTTATACTTTTACCAGGTGAAATTAATCCAGTATTTTGAATACATCTTGATTGTATAATATTACCGCGTTTTGTTTTATAAGCATTTTTAAGATTATATCCAGAAGGACATATAGGTTTTTTTGTTTTAATCATAATTTTTATAGTTATTATTTATATTTAATATATATTTTAATATAAATTATAAAAAATAAAAAAATTAATAAAAATTAATAAATAGAAAATAATTAATAAAAAGTAATTATTCAATAATAAGTAATTCACCAATAACATTACGTTGTTTTTCTTCTGCTGTCATTTTACATTCTTTTATAAAATGTTTAACTTTTACTAAATCCATTTTATAAATAATAGGTGTGCATTCATAATAATAACGATGAAAAGCAACATTTAAACTATATTGTTTTGGGAAATAAATATTCATAGGTGATTTTTCCGTTTCTAATTGTAATTTAGCATCATTTATAATATATTTTCGGCTTGCGAAAGGTAATACCATAAATAATAATGTTTGTTGATTAACTGGTGATGTTTTACCAAATTGGAAAACTTTACTGGTTGTAGTAACATTAATATTTTTATGTTTAACAAGTTCGTTATAAATATCAGTAAATGTAGGTGAATAAGCGTATGGATAATACCAATCCCAAGATGGACATTCATCAAAATAATAGAGAAAATTCCATACTAATGTTTTTAAATAAGTTTGTGATATCATTTCTAAATTTTCATTATTATTATCCATATTAAAACAGGTTTTATAATATCTTGATTGCCAACCTTGTTTATGTGGTTCAATGGCTTTTTCTACATAAAGATGTTGTAAAGGATACATATCTGCTAATAATTGTTGTCTTTCTCTTTCAGTCATTTCATCTTTAACTCTAATACGTAGTTTTTTACGTTTCTCAAATAAGTTATCAATGGTTTCTTTTTCTTGTTCTTTAATAATAAATAATAAATCGCACAACATTTCTGTATTAATTTGCATAGACACTACATTTACAAGAAATTGTTCGGTATGATTATGAATTTGAAAATAAGCAGATAATAATCTTTCGTATCCGCCTTCATGAATACTAAACCAATATTGTTTAGGCATAAAATCATTACCTAAAATCATACCTAAAAATACATAATCATCAATATACTGATTTATTTTTGTAGCATCTATAATTCCACAATATTTATGAAAATAATCAATAATAGCATTTTGCAAGATATTCATATCCATAAATAAATAAGGTTTTCCAGAATGAAAAACTGCTAAGTTGCCATATTCAGAAGCTTCTCTAAAAAGATATATATTAGGTATATGTGTAGTAAGTGATAAATAAATTAAATCTCCATCCAAACCATAAATAATAGTATTATGGTCTGAACCATAGAGAAGTTGTTCTTGTTCGGTTCCATTAATAGAAAGGTGTTCGGCTTCTTTAATATGTTGTAAAATTTTATGTTCTCCTTCTTGTGGTATTGATGAATCACTAAAAATAATTTTTTTATTTTTAAAAATAGTATTACCTTCTTCTTTAAGTTTACGTTTTATTTCTATAGAAAGTTGGTGCATAAATCGTGTTCCAGGGGTAATCATATTAGTATCAATATTAGTATTAACTGAAGATTTATCGAGGTCATTGCCGAATAATTGATTAATTTTAGTAGAACGATTTTTTTTACAAATTGAATGAAAGCGACGTTGACGTTGCTGTTCCATTTTAGCACGAGGACACACACCGTCAATTGCTATATAAATAAATTTTAAATTAGGTATAATTTTACATAATTTTTCTAAATAATCAATTGTATGAATAATGAGTGTTTCTTCAGTTTTAATTTCATCTCTTAAAACTTGATAAATTCCTCCATTAAAATCTAAATATAAATGATTGGGTAAATCATTATCAATAGTTTGTTTTATAATTTTAGAGTCTTGTTTATTATAATTTTTTACAAGAGACGCAAATAATCCAGGAACACCCATATTATTATATAATTATAATATTTATAATAATAAGTATATGTATAATATTAATTTTATAAATAATATTAAATAATACGATAATATATTATTTTACATAATCAATTTTTAAATTAAATTTAATAGAAAATAAACAAATTTAATAGAAAATAAACAAATTTAATAGAAAATAAACAAATTTAATAGAAAATAAACAAATTTAATAGAAAATAAACAAATTTAATAGAAAATAAACAAATTTAATAGAA